ACTCCTGATGTTACAGAGTCTGAAGCTACTTTCGATCAGGTTCCTTTGAGCGCTAAAACTATCGGGGCTCTAACAGACATCGGTCGTAGATTGTTAAGTCAGTCTTCTGTTGATATTGAAGGATTGATTCGTAAGGACCTTGCTCAGCGTTTGGCTCTAGGTATTGATGCTAAAGCCCTCGAGACTATTGCTGCTGCAACTGGTATCGGTGTTGTTACTCTTGGAGGAGGCGCTCCAACATTTGAGGAGATTGTTGCACTTGAAACAGCTGTTGCAACTGATAATGCTCTTGTTGGTAACCTCGCTTATGTTGCTCCTGCTGGTGTTGTTGGTGGCTTGAAAACTACTTCAACAGAAGCTGGTTCAGGACGATTCATTCTTGAGAATGGTCAGGCTAATGGTTATGGTGTTTATACATCAAATAACACATCTGAGACTATCTTTGGTAACTTTGCTGATCTTATCATGGGTTATTGGGGCGGACTTGACATCAATGTTGACACTGCAACCAACTCTAAGTCAGGAGCTGTTAGAGTAGTTGCTCTTCAAGACGTTGACTTTGGTATTCGTCACGGTGAATCTTTCGCTAAAACAGCATAAACTAAATGTCCTTACATCAACCCGGTGATTCTGAGGGATTCTTCTCTCAGAATGAGCATGCAGAACAGGCTATCTTTAAATCAAAAGATGGTTCTGTTGTGAAGTATTGTTCAGTTATCTTTAATGAGACATTTACTGGGCTTGATGCAGGAGGAACAGTTGTTATAGAAATAAATCAACCTATGCTTTATGTGAACGCTTTCGGAACAAATATTAAGAATGGAGATAAATTTAACATTCAAGATATTTGGTATACAAGCCGAGAAGTTCGCAATGAGCAAGGTGTTTACGAAATAAGGTTAACAAAATAATGCATCCAAGAACAGAAATTAGATTTGAAATAGAAGATATTTTAAAGGATACTACATTAGATGTTTATACATCTAGAGTATTTCCATTAGATTCTGTTGATGATCTTCCTTGTGTTATAATATATACTAAAGATGAACAATCGCAAAGTATATCTTGGCATGAAGATGAACGAGTGTTAGATATTATTATTGAGTGTTATTCTAATCAATCAGATAATCTAGATAATGATTTAGATGATATAGCTGAGATCGTTGAGAACGCGATTATCTTGAATAAACCTAATCTATTGTTAACATCAACTTCAATGCAGATGGATGCTTTTGGAGAAACTCCAGTAGGAACATTAATATTAAATTATACAACTAAATATCTTGTTAATAAAGGACAATTATTATGAAAATGAAACGAAAAGGCATCATCATTGATGTAAAAGAATCTAAACGAGCTTATCTCATTACTAAAGGGTATTCTGAAGTAAAAGAGAAGCTAACAGAAAAGGAAATTAAAAATGGCTAGTATATATGGAAGTCAAGGTGTCGTTAAACTAGGAGCAGTTGCTGTTGCACAGGTTCGGTCTTTCGATGTAACAGTAACACAGGAGAATGTAGATTCAACTGTGATGGGTGATACAAGCAAAAGCTTTATCAATACAATGAAGGAATGGAATGGTTCATTATCTTGTTTATGGGATGCAGACGCTGACGCAGGTCAAGCACTATTAGACGCAGGGGACACAGGAACCATTCATCTTCAACCTGAAGGGGGAACTATTGGAGACACAGATTTAACAGGAAGTATTCTTGTTACTGAATGGGGTATTTCTTCAACTCATGATGGTCTAGTTGAGTTGTCAATATCATTCCAGGGTTCTGGTGATCTATCAGTCACATCAATAGTATAGAGAGATAAAGGATATTAGAATATTCTAATATCCAAAGTTTGGATTCAACTTGAGCAATGTTTATTTAACTAAACAACTTTCTCTCGTTTGTTTGAGTTGAATCCCTTAATTTAGAGAGATTAATAATGGCAAAACAAATAAATAAACCCGCAAAGTCCGACGCAACAAAAGGATTCTTTGAAATAGCTAATGCTAACTTCAACAAAGATGAATTGTTATCGTATACAATAACAGAAATGGATGATACTGTTGTGTATTATAAACCATTAACATTCGGAGAACAGCAAGAGATATTTGTTAAATCTAAGAAGGATGAATTCGCTTCATTGTTATATTGTTTTATGATTAAAGTATTAGATTCAGATGGAAAGAGAATGTTTGATCTTACTCATGAACAGAAGATTAGAACAGAAGTTCCTCCTTTAGCTGTAATCGAAACTGCAAATGAGATACTCCAACAACTGGGAAAGTAACGTTTGATGATACCTCTGATGCGTACGTTTTATTTGCTATTGCTGAAATGTTACACAAGTCTGTCAATGAAGTCTTAAACTTTACAATGGATGAAGTTACTGGTTGGTTAGATTATTTGGAGTATAAGAATGGGAAGAACGTTAAGTAGAACGCAGATAGAGTTGTCAGCAAAAGATAAAACCCGGAAGGCTTTTGCTAAAGTATCATCAAGTTTAGAGACATTAAAACAACAGACAACTCGTGTGGCAGTAGGTTTATCAGTATTAACTGCTGGTATGATTGCTTATGGAGTTAAAACAGCTGCCAGTATTGATGTAACAGCTAAAATGTCTAAGCGGTTAGGTTTAAACGTAACTCTTTTACAGAAGTACGGTCATGTTGCAAGTTTAGCAGGTGTATCGCAACAAAATCTTAATACCGGTATGCAAAGGTTCCAACGAAGAGCAGCAGAAGCTGCTCAAGGTGTTGGTGAATCAGTAAAAGCATTTGATGAATTAAACATTCAATTAATCGGGACTGATGGTCATTTAAGAGATACAGAAACTCTATTCTTAGAAACAGCAGATGCGTTAGCTAATGTTGCTTCAGATGCAGATAAAACACGATTAGCGTTTAAACTATTCGATACAGAAGGTGTTGGATTCCTTCAGTTTATGAAAGATGGTTCAGCTTCTATGAGGAAACTCGCAAAAGAAGCTGAGGCTCTTGGAATAGTATTAAACTCTAAGCAGACACTTGCTGTCGAGAATATGAATGATGCTTGGACAAGAATAACGGCAACATTAGATGGTGTCGCTAAACAGATGACAGCATCTCTTGCTCCTGCAGTCGAATTAATCCTTGAGGATATATTAGGATTATTCGAAGCAATGAAGGGTGATAAGAGTATCCAAGAATGGGCTCAAGAAGCATCAATGTCAATAGTATCATTTGGTTATGATGTTAAAGATTCGATGTTAGTTGCAAAGAGTTACTTCATGAAGTTGGATGTATTCCTTGAAACTTGGCTTGGAGAGTATTCAGGTTACGGTGTTATAGGGTTATTATTATTCGGTAAGAAGATACTAACAATGACTGCATACTTAGCTGGTTTAGGTATCATAAAAGCCTTCCAATTAACATTCGGAAAAGTTGCTGCTATTAGAACCGCGGGTGTTGGAGCTGCAACTGCTGCAATGACAGGAGGTATTAGTTGGTCAGCTTGGGTATTAAAAGCAACTAAAGCAGTCTCAGGTGTTGGAGCAGCATTATATTCATCAGATGCAGGATCAGCAGGAGAAGATTCTCCTTGGTCTCCAAGTAATCCACATGGTTACGGAGGTCCAGTATCAGCTAATGGTAATGGATCTATACAGCAAAATGAATCAAAAACATCAAGACAGATGGCATTAGATTCTTATCATATGTGGCAGAATGGTAAGAAGACTAAAGAAGAACATTTAGCTTATATCAATGCTCTTCCAAAAACCCGTTCGTCGGGTCCAACTCCAACATTTACTCTTCCTTCAACCTCTCTTAATGTTACACCTTCTGAGCAATTAGATCCTTACGCTCAAATAGATAAAGATACTGAGAATGCTCGTTTATTGAATAGAATGCAAGAAGGTAATACTTTAGATTCTATGATTCCAGCAATGAGTCCTGTTCCTGGTCAAGAAGGATCGACTTCAGATGGAGTTGATAAAACAAATGCTCTATTAACAAGATTGCAAGAAGGTAATGAGTTTGATGCTGGTATCGAAACCACGTCGAATATGGGTTTAGTAACAAATGCTTTATTCGGAGGAATGAATGAAGCAGCAGAAGCAATCAAAGATCCATTACAAACTGTTAAAGATTTAGGAACATCAACATTTAACACTTTGGCAGATGGTATTACTAATATGATAATGACTGGAAAAGGAGGTTTCAAAGAGTTAGGACAAGTTATTCTCAGAGAAGTTATTGGAGCCCTTGTTAAAATGGGAGTTCAAATGGGTTTAATTTGGGTAATGGAGAAGCTTGGAATCGCTTCAACAGCTGCTATCCAGAAAGGTGCATTGGTAGCACAGACTGCTGCTTCATCTGTTGCAGCCGGAGCAACAGCTGCTGCTTGGGCACCTGCTGCTGCATTATCATCATTAGCTAGTTTTGGAATGAACGCTGGTCCTGCAATGGCTGGTATCGCTTCAACCTTAGGATTATCAACAGCTGCTGCTCAAATGAAAGGGTTTGCTAATGGTGGTGTGCCTCCTATTGGAAGAGCATCTATTGTTGGAGAAAGAGGACCTGAGTTGTTCACTCCAAGACAAAGTGGTTATATTACTCCTAATAATAAGTTAGGAGGATCAACTGTTAATACTTATAATATGAATATATCTGGTAATGTAGATGATAGAGCTATTGATCAGATTAAATCAGTAATTGCTGCATCAGGAGATATGATTTATGGATTATCTATGGCTCAAACAACTGAAATGCAATCATTATAAATATTAATACAACTAAATTTAAGAGTACTATATGTCAGCAATAATCGATAATGTAATAAATGCTAAATTAACAGATGATCCTCACGTAGCAAGCGTGACATCATTATCAGGCTTTCATATAGCTGAGATTACTGGAGCTATTCTATATACATTAGAAGTTAATGTTAGACCTATTCTTAACACAGAACCAGCTTTGAATTTAATTCAAGAAGAGATTGTAACATATGAATATGGCATTAATCCTATTCTAATGAGTTTACCTTCAATTATAACTTCAACTGTTAATCCTATAAACAGAACAATAACTTCTGTTAATGGTAACACTCTAACAACATCAGGTACTGGTAATATGAATCCTGGAGAGTATCTTGAGGTTGATAATAAAATATACAGAGTAAGAAGTCATACAGGAAACTCAATTTCTATTAATCAACCTCTAATTAAAACTCTCAGCAATGCAATTATTAAAACTAATGATGATATTAGAATGAAATGTATTTGTAAAGGAGGATATCCAAATTTTGATGTTAGAGGAGTTGCTCAGTATGGAACATTTACATATAACGAGGTTAAATAATGCCTAAAACTCATCTTGCCGCAAACATATCAGCAATGGTTGGGGTACCTCATCCTGTTGATCTTATTAAAATAAACGTTCATAATGATACGGTATTATATATATGTAATCATTATGAGGATTTAGTAACAAGTTATGGTTCATTTGAAGCTGGAGGTCACTTATTAAGTATCTCTAAATCAACAGAGACTTTAAAATCATTCAACACATCATTCAACTTCATATTATCAGGAGTAGGAGATACTGTTCCGAGTATTGCATTAAATGAACCTATGATTGGAGCTAACATAACTGTGTTAAGAGGTTTCATCGGAGATGATGGTCTTCTTGTCGCGGATCCGTATATAAGGTGGATTGGTTTTGTTAATAAATTTGAGATTGATGTAGATCAAGATTCAAAGAATGTTAAGTTTGAGTGTAGAAATAAAGTAACAACCATCTTTAAGAAGAAAGGGGGAAGATACACTTCAACAGGATCCTTTGATGATAAATCAATGGATTTTATTACTAGAGTTAGAGAATGGTCTCCTCAATTTGGATCAGAAGATCCTAGCCACGGAAGTCAAAGAATAGGAGTTGTATAATGGGTTGGTTATCAGATCGGTGGAGAGATATAAAAGGTGGCGTCAAAAAGGTATGGGATGGTGCAGTTGATCTAGTTAAAAAGGCTGTAGGTGTTGTTGTTGATGTTGTTAAATCAGTAGCTTCTCTGTTCATGCCTGACATTGAGACTCCTGATGGATATGATGCAGGACCTGTTCCTGGAACGAGTCAAAGGATACCTGCTTCTTCAGAAAATAAACTACCTGTTGTGTACGGGGAAAGATCAGTTGCCGGTGCAATTGTAATGGCAGACATTTCATCAAATAATAAAACTATGGCTTATATTATCGGTCTTTCTGAAGGTCCTATTGAAGGAATAACTCAGATGATGTGGACTGATAAATTACTTACATTTGATGCTGATATTACAACAGGGTTAAGAACAGTAACTAGTGTAATTGAACCTAATGGAGATACGAGTTCATTTTTAAACGGTTTGTTAAAATGTCGGTTATACGCTGATGGAGGCCGATGTTCTGAAATGGAAGCCTTCTCAACAGCATGGGGTACTAACGGAGATCAAAGAACCCTTCCATTTGCTTATGCTTATATTGAATTAACATATAATCAAGAGAAGGGTGTTACCTCTCTTCCTTCAACGATACATTTTCATTTAAAGGGAAAGAAGTTAAACACTTGGGACCTTAATGGAGTATATAGTAACAATCCAAGTGAGTGTTTATATGATTATCTAACATCAACAGTTTATGGTCCTGGACTTCTTACATCTGATATGGATATCCCATCATTTGAATCTTATAGAGACTTTTGTAATGAGATTGTAGATGGATCACCTCGTTATACCTGTAACGGTGTTGTTAATACAAAGGGAACGTTTGATGGTACCACAAAAGCATTAACATTATCAACTGGATCAGCGTTGAGTTACTCTCTTGGGTTATTTAAAGTAATAGTGTTGAAAACGGAAGGAACACATCATTATATAAACGAAGATGATTTAATTGGAGGTATAACAATATCTAATGTTGGGTATGATGTGATGCTCAATGATATGATTGTTAATTATTATGATGAAGATATTAGATGGGAGAAAAGAGACTTTCATTTAGATTTTCCAAAAGAGAATAATGAACCTCCTTTGAAGAGGGAGATAACACTTCCATTCTGTTCTAATAGTATTGAAGCACAGAGAGCAGGAAGAATCTTATTAAAACAGTCGAGAGAGACTATATCAACAGATGCACTTGTTAAAATTGACTTAACTTATTCAGCAGGAGACATTATCGAGATATTGTCTGAGAAGGCTGGTTATGATGGGAAGCAATTCCGTATAATGAGGATTGATGAGGTTAATATGAATGGAGTTCATTTATTCAAACTTGATCTTCAAGAATACAACTCAGATGTGTACGCTGATGAACCTATAACTGCTTTTGATCCTGAACCAAACACTAATCTCCCTAATTGGAGAAATGTAAGCTCAGTATCCAACTTACAATATGCGGGATCAGGAACAGGTGTAGTTGTA